GAAAAGGCAACAGAAGTTCTATCTACATCATTCACAGGTACATTATCAATGCTATCTGATAAACTATTTAAGTTTAGATTAGATACTGCACAAGCTGGATTTTTTGATTTTGTAAAACAAGGATTAGCAGAAGTTAATAAATTATTAGAAACAAACGAAGAAGTACTAGCTAATTTTGGTGCTAAATTATCTGCTGGTTTAATTGATGCTACTAAAGGTATAATAATTGGTTCAGCAACAATAATACAAGCATTAAAACCAATATTTAGTTTTGTTGGTAATGCAGTTATTAATTTATTTGATGTTTTTAAATCTTTACCATCAGGTGTTCAAACTTTTGGTTTAGTTGGTTTTTTAATGTTAGGAAAATTGGGAAAAGGAGTTCTTTTATTAATTGGTGGAGTATTTGATTCTCTTAGAGGTTTTTTAGGAGATTTAAGTAATTCTTATGCTTTTTTCTTAGAAAAATTAGTTGATGCTTTGGATTTCTTTAAAATATTTCCTGACAGAGTTGAGAATGGTAGAAAAGTAATTGAAGATTTTAGAAAAGCTGGAGAAAAATTAAAAACTCCAATGCAACAATTAAAAGAAGAAACAGAGGGTGTTAATGATGAATTAGACACATCTATTGGAAAATTAAAACAATTTTTAAATTCATTAGAAGATAAAGCAATAATCTCTGCTAGACAAGTAGAAGAAATTTTAAATAAACTAAAAGGTTCTACTGAAGAAACTAAAAAAATGGGATTAGAGTTAGGTAAAGTAAAAGATAATATTTTAGAATCATTTAAAAAAGATTTTGAATCTATTAACAAAACAATATCAAATATTGCAACTGGTGGTCTTAAAGCATTTTCTAGAGGTTTAGCAGAATCTTTAATTCTTGGAAAAGATTTAAACATGACAATGAAAGAATTGGCACAAAGAATCTTAGTTGAAATCTTATCATTTACAATTCAAATTATTATACAAGAAAAAATTAGAAGTTTGCTTAAAAAAGATGAAGTAGAAGCAAACCAAAAAATAGAATCTTCATTAAGAAGACAAATAGGATTACAAGCTACTCTATCTGCTTTTGGTGGTTTTGGTGGATTCTTAGGTGGATTTGGATTACCTTTTTTCAATAAGGGTGGTTCAGTTAGAAAAAATCAACCTGTTATAGTTGGCGATAGTGCATCTGGTAAAGGTGGAGAATTATTTATTCCTAATTCATCTGGTCAGATAGTACCTAATTCTAGATTAGGCTCTACGGGTGGTGGAACAACAGTTAATTTTAATATTACAACAGTTGATGCAAAAGGATTCGATCAATTATTAATTCAAAGACGAGGAACTATATCAAGAATTATAAATGAATCTGTTAATGAACGAGGTAGAGAGGCACTAATCTAATGGCTGGTATATTTCCAATATCTAATTCACAATTTGAAACTTTAGGAATTAAATCTATTCAAAAAACTTTAATATCTAAATCTGCTAGTGGTAAAAAACTTGCAAGACAAATAGATGGTCAAAGATGGGCATTTACAGCTAACATTATTACTGGAAAACGATCTGATGTTTATGGAGAATTGATGGCATTTATTGTTAAACAAAGATCAGGCAAAGAAAACTTTACAATTGTTCCACCAGAATTATCTAGCACTAGAGGAACAGAAACAGGAACATTGTTAGTCAATGGAAGTCATACTGCTGGAGATACTACAATAGATATTGATGGACATTCTGCTGATGCTTCAGGAGTTTTAAAAGCTGGAGATTTTATTAAATTTGGACATGATAAAGTTTATATGATTATTTCAGATGTAACTTCATCTGGTAATGCAAGTACAATAACAATAGAACCACCATTAGTACAAGATTTGGCAGATGACGAAAATATCACATATAATGATATACCATTTACAGTATATTTGATTAATGATATGCAAGAATTTGGTGCTGTTGGTTCTGATAAAGATGGTAATGTATTATATAAATTTGAGTTAGATGTTGAAGAAGCATTGTAGATGAAAAAATATAAAATAGTACACAAAATAACTGCCGATTTTATTGCTGAAGCCATAGTTGATGAAAATCAAATAGATACATCAATTAACGATCTTAAAGAATATAACAAACCTAATAGCAAATTTAATTTTACTATGGTAAAAGGTACAGAAAGTGTAACTCAAACTAATTACGAAGAATATGACGAGAAATCTAACAACAGCATTAAAAAATGAATTAGCTACTTATGTATTACGACCAATTCATCTTGTATATTTTGGATTTTCAACTCCAGTATATTTAACAGATTGTTCATTTGAATTAACAAGTTCTATTTCAGGCACATCACAAACTTATACACCTACAGAATTTATACAAAATATTTCTGAATTTACTGAAGAAACAAATATTACTAAATCATCATTAAGAATAGGTTTATCAAATGTCAATCAAACTTATTTATCTATTACCCTTAATGAAAATGTTGTTAATGACCAAGTTAGCATTTACAGAGGATTTTTAGATACAGATAATACAATTATTGCTGACCCATTTCTTTTATATGATGGTCAAATAGATAAATACCAAGTTACTGAAACAGATAAAGAATCTAATATTGTTTATACAATAGTTTCTCATTGGGCTGACTTTGAAAAAATATCAGGAAGAAAAACTAATCCAACATCACAACAAAGATTTTTTTCAGGAGATAAAGGAATGGAATTTTCATCACAAACAGTACAAGATATTAAATGGGGTAAAGAATAATGGAACAAGATAAATTAGCACAATTTAAAAATTGGTATCTTAATTCAGGTCAAGTAAATAAAATTTATACTCCATTTAAAAATCCTTTATTATTTATTGAGGGAGTATCTGGTGTTGTATTGTATAGAAAAAAACCTTTTCAAGTAGAATTATTTATTTGCCAACCTAATACATTCATACCAGAACACACGCACCCTGATGTTGATAGTTATGAATTATTTTTATATGGAATGAAATTTACTCATAGTGGTAAGACAGTTATTGATTTAGAAGAATGTTTAGAAGAAACAAATAATATGCCAACTCATGCTTACAAAACTATTAGAGTCAAACCTAACGATATTCATGGTGGAACATCATCTAAAAATGGTGGTGCTTTTATATCTATTCAACATTGGTTAAATGATGTAGACCCTAGCCATGTCAGTTCAAATTGGAGTGGAGATACAATGGGCAAACAACATAAATCACAAACAGGATTATAAATGATAATTAGACAATGGAAAAAAGAAGACTTTAAAGATATGATAGAACTTGGAGAAAAAATGGCTAATGAGGGTACTTATAAAAATATCTCATATAGCAAAACAAAATTAGAAAAGATGGCAAATACATTAATTGACAAACCAGAAAAAGCTATGGGATTTGTTGCTGTTGAAAACGATCAAATAATAGGAATGATGATAGTTTATTTAAGAAGTTATTTTTTTAGTGATGATTTATTTTGCCATGATTTATTATTATATGTAGACCCTTATAAGAGAAAAAGTATTAAAGCACCTATTAGATTAATTAACATGGCTACAGATTGGGCTAAAGAAAAAGGTGCTAAAGAATTTAGACCCGCTTCAAGTGTTGGTGTTGAAAAAGAAAAAGTTGCAAAACTTTATAAATTTATGAAATTTGAAAATATAGGATATGTTTTTAGAAAAGAATTATAATTATGTGTGATGTACCTGATATAGTAGATGATGTTATAGACTTTGTAGGAGATATAGTCGAAGATGTTGTTGGTTGGTTAGTACCAACACCTGATATACCTGATTTTGGAACATCTGATTTTGATGATACTGAAAAAGGTATTTTAGTTAATAAACAATCTAATGACGCATCTATTCCTGTTGTATATGGAGAAAGATTAATTGGTGGAACAAGAGTATTTTTAGAAAGTTCAGGAACAGATAATAAATATTTATACATGGCATTAGTTATGTCAGAGGGAGAAATAAATTCTATAGAAGAAATAAGAGTAGATGATAAAGTAGTTTCATTTGCATCTAGTTTTTCAGATAATACAGCAGTAGAAGTAGATAGTGGAGATGCTAATTTTTATAAAGCTGACCCAACAGTAGATGGTAGTTCGGCAGAAAGTGTTATTAGACTAGAACCACATTTTGGAAGTGACACACAATCAGCATCAACATTATTATCAACTTTAACAAATTGGGGAATTAACCATAGACTTCGTGGTTTGTCTTATCTTGCAATACGATTTAAATGGAATCAAGATTGTTTTTCTGGAATTCCAAAAGTACAAGCAAGAATTAAAGGTAAAAAAATTAAAACTTATGATGCAAGTTTAGTAGAACAATCCCCAAGTTATTCAACTAATCCAGCATGGTGTTTATTAGATTTTTTAACAAGTGAAAGATATGGAAAAGGATTAACAATTAATGATATTGATTTACAAAGTTTTTATGATGCGTCTTTGGTTTGCGAAACACAAGTAACACCATATTCAGGTGCAAGTGATATTAATTTATTTGATTGTAATGCTGTAATAGATACATCTAAAAAAGTCATAGAAAATGTTAGAGATTTAATAAAAGGCTGTAGAGGTTTTTTACCTTATACAGGTGGTAAATATAAATTAATTATTGAAGCACCAACAACTGCTACTGTTAGCTTAAATGAAGATGATATATTTGGTGGATTTACAATTCAAAGTGAAGATAAAAATAATAAATATAATCGAGTTATTTGTAGTTTTGTCAATCCTGAAAGACAATTTCAAGTAGATGAAGTTCAGTTTCCACCTTTAGATCAAACAGGATTAGCAAATGAAGATAAACATGAAACTATGAAAGCTGAAGATGGTGGATTTTTACTTGAGGGTAGATTTGATTTTAAAACTTTAACTTCTCCATATCAAGCTGAAGAAATGGCAGAAATTATTTTAAGAAGATCAAGAAGTGCTAAAAGATTAGGTATTAATGCTAGAGCCAAAGCCTATGATTTATTAATTGGAGATGTGGTTAATATTACACACAGTTCAATGGGCTTTGTGGACAAACCTTTTAGAGTAGTTGGTGCTACATTTAATCAAGATTTTACAATGGGATTATCTTTAATAGAACATTCTGATTCTTTTTATACTTGGTCAGAAAAATCTCAAGTTGCTACACCTAATACAATTAATTTACCTAATCCATTTAATGTTCAAGCACCCTCTATTGATTCAGTAACAGATGAAGTTATAGAATTATTTGATGGTTCAGTTGTATCTAAATTAGTTGTTAATTTATCAAACACAGATTCTTTTGCTGATGAATTTGAAGTTCAATACAAAGAATCAACTGCAACTGATTATAGATTAATGCGTAGAGGGTCTAACAAAATTATAGAAAAATATCCTGTTAAAGAGGGTGTCATATATGACATTAGGGCTAGAACGATAAATAGCTTGGGTGCAAAATCTGTATTTACTACAACTCAACACGAAGTCATAACAGCATTTGACCCACCTGATACTGTTCAAAACTATTCAATAGATGTAGTTGGAGATAAACTTCATCATACCTTTGATGCTGTAACAAACTTAGATTTAGATTTTTATGAGATAAGATTTACTTCTGATACTACAGAAACTATTTATGCAAATACAACTGTACTCGTTCCAAGAATTGCAAGACCAGCAACTTCTGTAGTAACTCCATTTGTAGGTACTGGGAAATTTTTTATAAAAGCTGTAGATAAATTCGGTATAAGATCGGCAACAGCAAGTTCTGTTGTTATTTCAGAACAAGTTATTGATGGTGTTAAACCTATTACAACGATTACAGAAGAAACAGCATTTACAGGAACTAAAACAGATTGTTTAGTTGTAGATAATGGATTGGTATTAGATACATCAGATAATTTTGACGACGGAGTTGGAAATGTAGATGATGCTGTTGGATTATTTGATGGTGGTAATAATTCTGTTGCAAGTTCTGGTACTTATGATTTTGATGGTTTTGACTTTGGTGCTAAATTTAAAATTAAACTATTACTTAATGAACTCAATGTAGATCACTTAGACTATGTAGATAACTTAGATTCTCAAAGTGGATTGTGGGATTCTAAACAGGGTTTATTTGATGGCGATACAGATGAGGCTATATCTTCTAATGTTCAATTACAAATAGCTTTATCAGATGACAATGTAACCTTTGGTAGTTATCAGAATTTTAAAGCTGGAGATTATGTTGCAAGAGCAGTTAAATTTAGAGCAATACTTACATCAACAGATACTTCAGCAACTCCTAAGATAAACAATTTATCTATTAAACTATTATTACCAACAGTTATTCAAGATGGTTCAAATATAAGTTCAGGCACAGATGTATCTGGAAAAGTCGTAACATTTGACAATCAATATTATCAAACACCAACATTAACAATTATTGCTCAAAATCTTAATACAGGAGATTATTTTGCATTAAACTCTAAAAGTGCATCTAATTTTAATATTGAGTTTTTTGATAGTGGTGGTAATACTGTAGATAGAACTTTTGATTTCCAAGCTGTAGGACTTGGTAGTCAGCAATAATAAAATGATTGAATTTAATAATAAATAGGATAAAAACACATCATGGCACAGTTACAGTATATCAAAGGTTATGAGGGTCAATATTCTGCATCTAAAGATGGTAAAATTTTTTCACATAAAACTAATAGATTTTTAAAACCAACTAATTTAAAAGGTTATCAAAGAGTTAAATTAAGAGATTCTAATAATAATCAAGCAAGAAAAGAAAAATTAGTTCATAGATTAATTGCAGAAACTTTTATATCTAATCCTGAAAATAAATTAGAAGTAAATCATAAAAATAGTATAAGAGATGATAATAGAATTAAAAATCTAGAATGGGCAACTAGATCAGAAAACAATAAACACGCATGGACATATGGAAATAAAGTTTATGTAAAACCATATAAAAAGGAAATAAAATAATGAGCCAACACGATTATTCCATAGCCAATCAAGGCTTTCCAGCAACTAGAGCAGATATTAATAATGTTCTTTCAGCAATCGCAACAAACAATTCAGGAACTTCAGCACCAAGCACACAATATGCTGGTCAATTTTGGATAGACACAACTTCATCAACTTGGACTTTATACATACATGATGGTGCAGATGATATTCAATTTGCAACAATAGA